GACCCACTCCCCGACCCGTGGCTGGCATCGGGCACAATTGCGGCCACCATCGCCAATGTGAACCGTGGCAAGCACTCGCGGGTGATGAAGCCCACCGACTTCACGCCCGGTAATCCTGATCCCGTGGCAAGCAACCAGGGCGAAGACCAGACCGCAGCGTTTGCGGCATTCAAGGCAGCCTTTGCAGGAGCACGAATATCGCCACGCTCAACATGATCTGGGATGACCAGGCCGTTCGTAAGGCATACGGCGAGCTATCCAACCGGCTGGCCCGCAAGTACCTGAAGAAGGCTGTGAAAGCGTCTGCCCTCGTGACGTTCCCCAGAGCGTTCAACAGTGTACCCGTTCGGTCTGGCGCATTGCTTGGCGCTCTGGCTGTGCGTGAGTCCAGGGTTCGCAAGAAGGCCGTGGCGTCAGCGTTCAGCGTGGGTACGTTCGGTGACGGTGGTGGCATGTTTCAGGGCGATCAGTTTTACGGTGGCTTTCAGGAGTACGGCTGGACTCCCGGCAGCCGAAAAACCCGATTAGGTGCCAAGAACAAAAACGCCGGCGGCAAGGTGCCCGGCAAGCATTTCATGAAAGACGCACTCACCGCCACATCTGCCGACGCACTGGCGACAATGCAAACCGAGCTGGTGCGTGGTCTTGCGATGGCCTGCAATGACATTGTGAAAGGCCAACGTCTGGCCGCATCCAAGGGCAAAGCCTTCAAGCGATCCAGCTACCTGAAGGGGTAACACATGGCTGTAGTAGGATCAGTCAAAGCCCTTTTTTCTGCCGATGTTTCCGGCCTGGAAGCCGGGGCCGAACGGGCTAAGAAAGTGCTTGATGGCCTCGGCAACAAAGCACAGCAGGCAGGCAGCGGATTCACAAACGCGTTCTCTGGCATGAGCGGCCTGGCTGCTGGCCTGGGTATCACTGTTGGCATTGCGGCGGTGATGAAGCTCGGTAGCGCCATCAAGGACGCTGCCGTACAGGCCGACAGGCTGAAAGCATCCGGCCGCACCATCGACGTAATCTTCGGTCAATCGAGCGACAAGGTGAAGGGCACCATTGACGGGCTTGCCAAGGGGCTCGGCATGGCCCGCATTGAGACGGCTCAGGCGGCTGTACAAATCGGTGCCAACCTGACAAACGCTGGCGTGAGTGCCAGCAATGCAGCCGAGAAGACCAGCATTCTTCTCAAGCGGGCCGCCGATATGGCAGCGGCAACCGGCTACGGTGCAGGCGAAGCTGTTGAAGCCATCGCCAGCGCCTTGCGTGGCGAATACGACCCGATCGAGAAGTTTGGCGTAAACGTCAAAGCCGCAGCCGTTGAAGCCGAACTCCTTCGCCAGGGCGTCAAGAAAATCAATGGTGAATTCAGCGTGGAAGCCAAGACGCTTACCACGATTAACCTGTTGCTCCAGCAGACCAACAAATACAACGGGGCAGCAGCGTCTGGAGCTAACACGGCATCAGGTGCATTGGCCAAACTCTCAAGTACGTTTAGCGACTTCTCCACCACAATTGGCGAGGTGTTCGGTCCTGCCGTTGCGTTTGTGGCCAAGTCTCTGTCTGGCTGGGTGATGCTGTTTGACAAGATTGCAAAAGCCGCTAAGTACGTGATGAAAAGCCTGTATGAGATGGATCACGGCAAGGACACCTGGGACGGCCCAAATGTCAAAGGTCCGGCCGAAGTTGACCCACGAGTCAAGCAAGAAAAAGACGTACAAGCGGCAATCGTTGCAGCCCAGCGAAAAGCCCAAGACTTGAAAGAAAAAATCCAGCAGGCTGAAACTGAGAAATTCGTCAAGGCCATGAGTGAGCGGTCAGACATCCTCAAGGGCCTGCAAAAGGAATCCATCGCCAAGCAGTACGGCGCAAGTGACGAGGTGATGCAACTCCTCGAACTTCGCAAGCAACTTGGCAATGGGGCCGTGATGGACCTCGCCAAACAGATGGACGCCGTGAACAAGGCCAAAGACAACCGCATTGAGCCCGAGGCGTTCCGCAATCGGTCTGCCACGATGGCCGAAGCAGGCACACAGCAGTTCTACAAGCTCGCTTTGTCTGCTCAGGGCTACGACCGCACACCCGAGAAGGACACAGCCAAGAACACCAGCAAGATGGCCGAAACGCTCGACAAGATGCTGAAAGCCATTGACGGCGGCAAAGCTACCCCCGAACTAGCGAGTTTCTAAAATGCTTGTGAGTATTGAACAACTCGACAACCGACGTGGTTCGGTTAGCTCGGTCGGTGCGTTTGGCTTCACCAAGTCCTGGCGTGTGCTGGCACCTGGTGATCAGTACCACCAGGGCAGTGTACTGCGTGACTTCATGAGCCTGACCGGAATTCAGCCCGGTTACCAGTGGATCACTGGCACGCAGTTTACTGCAAGTTACGAAAAGCTCAACATCTACCTGACCACGCTGGAAGCGGCCGAGGGCAGCCAGATCACACTCAATGGTGTGCTCTGCCGTGAGTGGATTATCTCGGCTCAGTTTGAACCAACCGACCCCAACTGGGTAGGCCCGGTAGAACAGACCATCCCTGAAGACCCGTCACTGGCACCCATCAAACTGGAACGTGGCCAGTGGGTGGAGCGCTACGTTTACCCATTCGATAACGCGGGCAACATCTACGCCAACACGGCTGGCGAGCCATTCGGCGAGGTGCCCGAGCGAGAACGCCATTACCCGCTGTTCCGCATCATGCGCCGCGAACGTGCGTTTGATGACTTCGGCATGGCCGCTTATTGCGACAGCGTGAACAGCGTAGCCTGGACAGTGGCTGGCGTGACCTACCCGCCACGGTTCGCCAAGTGCGTGACAATTAACCCCGGTCCAATGATGGGGCATCAGGACATTGGCCTGTACTACCAGGTGCAATACGAGTTCGTGATTCGCCCCTGGCCAGCATGGACCGATGTGACAGGCACCACCTACCAGGGCTGGGACGATCTGCTCGCCAACGTGGGATTCAATCAAAAGGTCAGTGGTTCGCTGGTGCCGATCACTGACGCTAAAGGCCAGTACGTGAGCGAGCCCAGGCCGTTGAGTAGCAGCGGATCTGCGATCTCCTACCCTCTCAGTTCAGCCACAGCCCTGCCCACCAAAGGGTTCCGTTTCTATAAAGAGATGGATTTCAATCAACTCGGATTTCCACAGGGGGATCTTGGATGGGGATAAGACTAGGTGAGGGTGCCGTCAACCAGCTTCGCACGGTCGTCAAGGCGTTTGGCAATCAGCCCCGCCCACAGCTTCCCCCCGACGCTGGCAACGCCCGAGGGTTCGCCTGGGTCGCCAAAGCTCAGACCCCAGCGGGGGGCATTGCCGCAGGAACCTCGCAAGGTTGCACCGAAGGTAATTGGACCGGCTCGGCATACACGACCACCACCAACTCGTTTACCGTGTGGAACCCCTCCACCACGCAAGCCGTGAGCGGTAACACCTGGGTAACCATCGCCTGGGTGAGTGGACGGTGGGAAGTGATTCTGGAACCCTGCTGATGGCATTCAGGAAGCGTAATCAACCCGGCTGCCCCTGCTGCACTCCAGCGGTCTGCACCACAGACTTCCACGTCGATGAATGCGGCTCGGCTTCCGCGGGTGCCACCGTCGTGGTAAAGACCGGCAGCGGCACAACCGTGGCCAGCGGTACCACCAACTCGTCTGGCGATGTCTCGTTGAATCTGGCTGGCTATGTAGGCCAGACCCTCTACGTCACAGTCACGCACAACACGACGTACTTTGAAACAGCCAACGGGGTCTTGCTCGGTAACTTCTGCGCGCGGCGGTACGCTTACCAGCTTGCACCCAAGACCTTCACCTATGGCACGGCATGCGGTTCAATCTCGATCACAACGACCAGGTGCGACGGCACCACCCTGCTAGGCTCAAAAGCCTGGACACTCCAGAAGGCCAGCGCTGATGGCTGGTCTACCTACACCACCGGAACCACCGACGCCACTACAGCGAAAAGCACGGTCGCAGGTCTGACGTACGGCGGTGCCTACGATTACTATCGGTTCCTGGTGACCGATGCCACAGGCAGCGTGACCGGCAGCAACATCATACTGACCGCCACCAATTGTGCGGCGTCAGTGATCATGCGAATGGCAACATCAATTAGCTTGCCATGCACCACGCCACAGGATGCGATCACCTACAGCAGTGGCAGCAGTTCAACCTATGTCCGCACATGCTGCACGGTGGCATGCAGCGGGGTGACGATGCCCCCTTTGCTGTATGTGTCCGACCCGTCGATGAACATCGACAAAACTTGCAACGATGCCACGGGCGGGTTCACCCTGACCCCTGTGTCTGGCACGGCTACCCTGATCGGTAATCTATGCTTGTGGACGCAGTTAGATTCATCAGCGTCAAACGGTCGCAGGCCACAATCAAGCTATAACCTTGACCTGTCCAACGGCACGCCAGTCCTGAACCTGCAAGTTTTCTACAATTGCAGCACAACGGCCTGCCAGACATGGTACGGCAGTAACCCGTATTTTTGCGCCTGCCAGCCACCGAGCGGGCCGGGATGCTGTGCGTTTACAGCCCAATATATTACCAACTCATTCGGCAGCTATTGGGCGACGATCTGCTATCTCAACTATGCAATCACCGCCACCAGTTGGACGTGCAACCCATTCTCGGCCACATTCACAACGCCAGCCATCCCTCTCGTAAGGAATGGCACAGTGGTCTATCTGCCAGCTCGCACAATCACAATTACCGAATGAGTGACCCCCTCGCACACCTCCGCACATTGGCAGCAGCCGACCCGGCCAAGTGGGGGGCAGCTTTGCTCGAGCATGAGCGCCAGCTCATCGAGGGGCCACGCCAGCCATCGGCAATTCTCAAGCCCCCTCCACTCTGGCGGCAAGCTGTCACCTTCGCCCGTGCCATGGCTCAGCACATCAAGGCCGGGCTACCGATGGCCCGCAAAAGGCTGGCACGCCAGCGTATGGCGACCTGCAAAGCCTGCCCCCGATACCTGGCAGACTCGGGCCGATGTGGCTCGTGTGGCTGCAACATGGCGATCAAGACAACCTGGCAACTCTCAGCCTGTCCTGAAGGGAAGTGGTGATCTATGGCCGTTGTTTCCGGGTCTGCCAAGGCAAGCAGCATTTTCAAGCAGACCATTGCCTCGGGGTTTTTCGCTGGCTCAACCCGATCGCTGGCCATCTCCAACCAGGCCCAGTTTACCAACGGCACGGCAGCCGATCAGATTGACCTGGTGGGCATTGGCCAATGGACCCTGGCCGCTAGTGGCTCGCAGGTCGTGGACCTCACCACGGACCTTGTGGACGGTTCAGGGGCGTCCGTGAACTTCGCCCGCATCCGACACTGGATGATTTCGGTGGTAACCAATGCCGGCACCGATGGCTCGATTGTGACATTCGCAGCCGATGCCACCAATGGATGCACAAACCTGATCAGCACGGGCGGGATTCCGATTCCTGCCAGCAGTCCCAACAACAACGCCTGGCTGTCGCTGGCTGCCCCCAACACGACCGGCATCGTGGTCAGCAGTACCAACAAGCGGGTCGTCCTGACCACCAACAGCATGGCCAGCGTGACCGTGTATTTGCTGGTTGCCGGGGCGTGAGCTGTCAAGTAATCCTTGACAGCTGGCTTGATCTGACAGAAGGCTAAGCGTACACTATAGCCGTGAAGTACTCAGAGAAAGGCCGGACACCAAGGGCGGGGTGTCCGGCCTTTTTTTATGCGCGTCAGTCTCGGTCAGGTGGCGAATTTAGCCACCTGCGATGGAAATCATCTTTGGCATCGCAGAACCATTCGACCACCGGCAGCACAACCTTGAGCAGGCAGCCAAGCACGGCCAGGGCGAACCAAATCGCAATCAGGGCGCGAATGATACGCTCGGTCATCCGTGGGACCACCAGATCCCAAAGTTTACGACAATGATTCCTATGACCCCAATAACAAGAGCGAGAAGTCCAAGGGCAAGAATGATTCCGCTTTCAAATTGAACGCCAAGGCATTCGATTAAAATTCCAATGATAATCGTTAGCCAGTTAAAGACTTTCCATTTTTTTCAGTATTCGCTGGTTTGCTCAATCGAGATTGCCCACGTTTTCAGCCCTTCAAAAAAATCTGCCGTCCACGTATTGATCAGCCGTCAACCTGTTCTCATACTGTACAGACCACTGAACAAGTAGGCGGCTAGAGCAGGGTCAAACCGATGCGAATCGACATCAAGGCGGGGCATGTCACCGAAGTCAAACCGGCATCAAAGTTTCCGCTTTTTCTTCGGCATGCCAATAACATCACTCTTGCTGGTGGCCGGGTTATCGAGTTGACCCTGGTCTGGACTACCGCCAGTTCGTGGTCCCGCAACGGCACCCACGATGGAACCTGGGGGGTCTTCCGGGTCGCTGGCTTTGTCGTAGCCTATCGGGTTATTGGCTGACGTGTAACCAGTGCCAACCCGGCCGGGCTGCGTGGAACCGCCGAGAAGCGCTACTGCCCCATATGGCCCCTTTTCTTTCATGACCTCGGCAAAGAGGTTGCAAGCTAAAAGGCCAGGGCCGGTTAAGTCATCGGTCATTGAGTCGTCAAATAGCCAGGCAACCTGAATACCTAAAAGATCGCAAAGCGGCTGCAAAATAGCAAATTCGGGTTCGGTTTCGCCCCGAAGCCATTCGTTCGCAGAAGTTGCAGAGTACCCTAGAGCGCGGCCTATCGCTGCGCCCGATAACTTTTTGGCACCGGCGGCCGATTTTAGCTTCTGTGACCAACCCATTACAAAATAATCGCATTGTAAGCCGTTGCAAGTCAACAACATACGACTAATCCTTTAAATCAACGGAAAAAGCGTTGACGAGACGGAAAAAGCGGCTATCCTTGTTCTCAGTGATGCGGACGACATCACCGGGAGATGCGAAGCGATGGAAGTCACGATTAACCCGAAAGACCTGATCGAGTTCCGGTGGTTGATGGAACAGTCCATTTCCTGCCGTGGCCGTGACGCACGTCGGACGATTCGGGCTGGCCTGCTCCGCATCTCTCGCCGCTACCCCAGGGGGCAGCAGCTCATCGCTTATCAGCTCATGGCATTTGGGAGGGTTCATTACACGTGGCCAAACGAGTGATTCCGAAAGATGGCGAGCGACTGCACAGGATCACGATTGGCTTGCCAACACCTGTGTACCAGTCGCTCGTGCAGAAAGCAGACGAGGAAGACCGTTCGCTGAGCTATCTAGTTGTGCGATTTGTCGAGTCCGGTCTTGCCAAGCCAAAGGCGCAGGCTTGCACCAGTTGAATCATAGGACGGGCACCCTGTAACACAAGCTAATGATTACGTTAATTAACACGCGTTTAAGCGTGCCGTAAAAGGTGCGCGCCGAGGGAGCACACGAAGTGAAGGTAACAACCGAACAACTCGTTATTGACCTTTACCATCTATGGCGTGGTGGCAAGGGCACCGTTCGCACGCTCTTGGTTCCCGTACCGGGTTGTGGTTTTGTGCTGCGACTGGAACGCACACAGCGTGAACTGATTGCCACGTTTGAAACGCTTGAACCGCCCCTTGGTTTGGGCTCATTCGATGAATGGCGAGACGATGAGCCTACCCACTGCAACACTTGCGGGGCTGTGATTCCCGCCATCGAGGACGCCACTTGCTACCATTGCTCAACACAGGCGGTGAGCTGATGGAACCACATGATCCCATAGCTTTCGAGCTGATTCCGTTGTTGCTTGGCGTGTTGTTGGTCGCATTAATCGCTATGGCTTACTCGATTTTCTGCGACATCCGCGACGGTGACGACGACGACACGATCACGTACGACCTGGACACACTGCACCCCTTCAGCGGGCGGGAGTGGAAACGCGATGATCTGCCGTGATTGCGTGGGCAGCGGTGAAGATGACGTATACGGCGGTCGCTGCCGTGTGTGTGGTGGCATAGGCGAGATGCGGCTTACCGCGCCGATGCCAAAACCACAGGCGGTGAAACCTAAAACCGAAAATCCCCGTGGACCATTTATCGGCAATCGGATTGTGCGGCAGCACTGGCACTGGTTGGTGCTGCCCGTCTATCAAAACGACCCGATTCCAGCATGGGCAATTGGCGAAAAAATCTACCGCCCCAAGGTTGACCCCCTTCCTTACTGACATCCCGCACGGAGCAAGAGATGAGCCTTGCAACGATTGACCAAACCTATAGTTCTGAGATTCTAAAAGCCATTGGGATTAACGACCGAGACCCCAAGGCACAAGCCGCTGTGTTGGTGTGCCAAAAATACGGTTTCGACCCGCTGTTGAAGCACGTCGTGCTGATCCAGGGCTCGATCTACGTGACCCGCGACGGCCTGCTCTCGGTCGCCCACCGATCCGGCAAGCTCGATGGCATTGTGGTACAGGCGCAAGGCAAAGACGCCACGCACTACACGGCCACGGTGAGCGTGTACCGCAAGGATATGACCCACCCATTTACTTACGTGGGCCGGTATCCAATCGGTGGCAGTAACAAGCTCTATGGCCGGGAAATGGCAGTCAAGTGTGCTGAGGTGATGGCATTGAGGCGAGCGTTTGACGTGAGCCTGTGTGCCCGTGAAGAGATGTGGGACCAGGGCGAAGACATCGAGGTTACGCCCACCACAACCAAGGCAATCGCAGCACCCACACGCCAGCAGAAAAGCATGGAAGCTCGCTACGCCGAATGGCTGGCCAATGCTGCCCACAACCTGGGGCTATCCCCCAGCGACCTGGAATTGGCGTTGGAACTCTGGGCCGCGGAGAACATGGACGCCAGCGAGGCCACGGTTCACGAGCTGGCACTGGCACACCCTGAATTGTGGCAGTCAGCCGAGGGCGGTTTCCGCCTGGCTTGCCGACGCCTCAAGGCTGCTACTGGTGCGGCCTGTGCAGCCTTGAGGCGTCGGCAAGCCAGTAGCACTGCGACCACCGACGAAGACGCCGACCCTGACTTTGAGTGAGAGGTAAAGCCCGTGCAGTGGTTGAGACTCTGGGAAGCCGTTCTGGATTCGCCGAAGGTGCACGGATTGCCCCCAGCTACCTTTCGATCCTGGGTGCTCATCCTTTGCTCGGCCACCCGTTACGACTGCGGGGGCATCTTGCCCCCATTCAAAACCCTTGCTTTCTGGCTCCGCATGACCGAGGTGGAACTTGGCGGCCACATGGTCAACCTGATCTCGGAAAAGCTGGTTGATGACATCGGGAACGGGTACAAGGTCCACGATTGGGAGCATTGGCAACCCAACTCCGACAGTTCAGCCGAGCGGGTCCGCAGGCATCGGACATCCAAGAAGGCAACGAAACAACCATGTAATGTTACGCCACCAGAGGATGTAACGGCATGTAACGTTACTGAAACGTTACCGAAACGTTACGGTAACGGTTTAGATCAGATCAGATCAGATAAAGATCAGATCAGATCAGAAGAGTTCGAGATCCTATCGGATCTCTCACTCTCGGAAAAAGCGAGAGAGACCGACCCCGAAGAAATTCGCCAGCTCTCTCTCTACATCGACCAGGTCACGGGCGGCTCCTGGGGTAGCCAGGCTGCCCAGAGGGTCCGATCAGGCACACACACGGTAGACGCATGGCGGGCGGCCTGGGGGATTGTGGCTGCACTGGATCGGCTGCCGAACAAGCCCTGGAACTACGCGGCCAAGATTATCGAGTCCTGGCCGGGCGGTATTCCACCGGTGGCCAAACCAACCACGCACACCAAGGGAAAAGCACCGCCTCCCACACCCGAGGAGGAGGAAGCAGAGAAAGCACGGCTTGAGGTTATGGAGCGGCAAATTCTCGCACAACTGGGGAGATCGGGATGAGTCTTGTGAAAGAGTGGTTTGCCGTCTGGAAGCGGCGGCACATTGAGGTGGTCCATCGCCATGATTGGCCAGCCTTGGAGTCTGAGTATTGGAACCCATGGTTCCGGTCGCTTATTGCGGCCAAAGCCTCTCAGCCTGCCTGCAACGCTGCCAGCGATCAGATGGCCCTTGAGCGTCATCCGTATCTTGACGGCCAGCTAAAGGCGTTCCTGGCGATCCTGAAGAGCATCCGGCTGGAGACTGGCAACGCCAGCATGCTCAGCCGTGAGGATGTGATTCTGGCCAGCCAGGGGTGCGACTGGTGCAGCGGCTCCGGCCTTGCCGTGGTCGTGAGGCGGGACCGCGAGTCATTCGCAATTGTCACGCCAACCGGCATTCAAATTCAGAAGCCCGAAGCAGTGATGGCTTGCGTCTGCCAGCACGGGCGATGGCTCTTGAGCAAGCACAGCAAGCCACCCTGGTTAGACCTGGCTCTCTACCAGGCCGAAGTAAAGATTCGGCATTCCGAGCTAATCGGGGCACCCGTGGAAGACAGCAAGTGGGGCTCGTTTGCGGCATGGCGTGAGGCCATCGCCAAGCGAAGCAAACTGCCCGTGGAGCATGTGCCACCACGGCCCAAGTTGTTCCGGGCGTTAGCCGACGCCTCCCCGTCAACCAACTGACACGCATTTACACACACGCAACGAGGAACAATGAGAGATGAGCCGCGAAGCACAAGAGTTAGAGACTGAGGATCAGGCTTTTGCAACGCCACAGGAAGAATTGACAGTACTAGAGGAAGAAAAAATCGAGTTAACGCAATGCGTGGCTGAAATTGAACGCCAACTCTCATCCGCCAGAAGCTCTGTTTACCGTGGCGGCCAGTATGCCGACTCTGTGTTGTTTAGGCGTGCAAGTGACGCCAAGGTGCACAATGCAAGTCGTTTGAAATGGATTAACCAGAGGATTCTGCAACTTCAAAGGGAACTGGGCGCTGACAAAAGGGCAAAGCTGGCCGCAAGAGCTGAGACCCGCGAAAGGCGTTTTATTTTGGCCGCGAAGCAACTTCTGCCCGAGTCGCAGTATTACGCCATCTGGCAGAGAGTGAATAGCTTTGACTGAAGATTCCGCATTACAACCACACACACCGAGGCACAACATGCAACTCAGCCTATTTGCACTTGATACACCACCCCACGCCCAACACGGGCGCAACGTGCCCACCACGCACACATCCGATCCTGTTGCCTCGCACCAGGCCGACGAGCACCACCGTGCCAGCGGCAAGCGAGACCGGCACCGGGTGCTGGTGCTGGGCCTGGTAATCAGGCACCCCGCCAAAACCGCGTGTGAACTCTGGTCACTGGCGACACCGGAAGAAAAAGCCCTGCTCGCTGAGATGCAGGAGGTGCGGCGGAGGCTCACCGATCTGTTGCACATGGAAGACGTGAAGCAAACCGCCTCCCGAACTTGCACCGTCAAGGGCACCACGCAAACCACTTGGCGTGTAGCCGATGCCAAGTGACATCTTCGCCCGCCTGGTCAAGCACTGGGGGCCGGGCGACCGCGAAACATTTGAGGAGCGGGCCGCCATCCATGAATTTGATGGTGGCCTGTCACGAGACAAGGCCGAAGCACTGGCCTTCAAAGCTACACTCAACAACATCGAAGCACGCAACACACAGCACGAACGGACACACAATGCTGGTACTGAGCAGACACCCCGGCGAAGAGATCGTAATTAACGAGGACATCGTGATTGAGGTTATCGAGATCGGGCACAACAAGGTACGTCTGGGGATCACGGCACCGGACAGCGTGGGCGTTCACCGCCGCGAGGTGTACGAGGCCATCATCAGGAACACCAAGCGGCTGAACGGGGGTGGGCAATAATGAATCAGGAACGAAACGCGGCCCTGATCGCTTGCTATAAAGCGGGCGATCGGGAATCAGGGAATGAATTGATAACTGCAAATGAAGGCTTAATTCGTGCCATTGCTAAACGAAATGCTGTACGAATGGGTTTAGCTCATCGTGACCCGTTAAACGACGACGTTTTGCAAGAGGCTAGACTGGGCATTTTGCGTGCCCTGCAAACTTACGATCCAACGCAAAGCCAGTTTACCACGTTCGCCACATTTTGGATTATTCGCCAAGTGCGGTCCTTCCTGAGAAGTGAACTGGGAACAATTCGCGTTCCCTACGTTTGCAAAACCAGTACGGACAGTTGGTCACAGGCAAACGCAGTACGAGGGAAACGCGCGGCAGGCGGCACGCTAAATGACATTGACAAGATGTTTGCCGAACCCAACGACATCCTTGAAAACGCGGAAGAAAAAACCAATCAGCTTCGTCAGACCGTCAATGCGATGCAGCACTTGAACAGATCGCAGCAGAAACGCATTCAAGCATTTCTGAACGGAAACGGCAAAGCACCCGCGAGGGTTAGTTACAAGATCTGGAAGAAAGGCATGGCTTGCAGCGTAAAGACAATGCGTGAAGTGCTGGCCGTTAGGGGCGACATGCCAGAGGTGAAGTGGTGAAATTCCCCAAAGCGTGTGCCAGGCCCAAGACTGGCGTGATGAATGCGACCGAGCAGCGTTACCACGACCTGCTAATGCTTCGCAAAGCGGCGGGCGAAGTGATCGGCATCTGGTACGAGCCCTTTAGTCTGCGACTTGCACCCAACACGTATTACCGCCCTGACTTCCTGATACAGCTTGCGGATGGCTCGCTCGAACTGCATGAAGTGAAGGGCTACTGGACTGACGAGGCCAAAGCAAAGACCAAGATTGCGGCGGACTTGTACCCGTGGCCGATTTACTGCGCCACCAGCAAGGGCAAACGGTTTGACGTGGCCCTGATTCACGATCACTGGAGGGCAGCATGAGCAAGCCCAACAATTTGCCCGCTGGCGAGCCGAGTACAAGGCCGCAGTCAAACGCAGGCACGACCCGATTGTTGTGCGTGTTGTCGAGGCGGCCAAAGAGGCTAAGCCACCCCGCAAACCCCTGAACCAACGCCAAGGCTGTTGGCTCGGTACTTCCGTCTAACGTCCGTTTTCCCCTTAGCTTAGAAAGCTAACCATGCGTCGTTCTTTTCGCCCTTCCGTTATCGGCCTTGAACCCCGCGAAATGCTCACCACCGCCATCGCGTTGCCGCACCAACTTTCCCGGAACATGCACACCGGGTCCATCATCGGCGGGCAAGTGACGCTGGAAGCCGTGGGCGCTGCCACCACCAACGGCATCGAGGACACCAGCAACACGTACACCGGCACCGGCTTGGTCAAGATCGGGGGCCAGCAAGTGCAGGCTACGATCACGATCACGATCAGCGATGACCAGTCCTTTACGATGACTATTGACGACGGCCAGGGCAACAGCATCACCGCATCCGGCCTGTCGCTCGCCAACGAAGAGGCGGGAAACTACACGATCGCCAGCACCACCAGCACCACCGGTGCGTGGTCCAAGGTGGCTGGCACCGGCACATGGCGGCTTGATGCCGATGATGATGGCAGTGCTGTGTTCAGCCTCAACCCCCACCAATAACACCAGCAAACGCTGGGGCGGGACGAACGCCCCACAAGGAGCGAGACGATGCGTGAAGGTTGCATCTGCGGTTGTTTACCCCCGCGCGAACCTAACCCCGATTGTGAGCGATGTGATTTTGTGTGTGAGGTGGAACAACTTCGTGCCAAACATGAGCGCACGCGACAATTACAAGGAATACCCGTGAAATGCTGGAAAATCGTTTACCGTTCCAAGTCTGAGGCCAAGCGCGATGCCAAGCGGCTCTTGCTCCGCAAAGTCTCGCCTTTCGTGATGCGTCCATACAAGTGCCCGTTCTGCAAGTGCTGGCATTTAACAAGGCAGAGGGTGGCAGCATGATCGGAAACCTGCTGAGCATCAAGGAAGCGGCTTTTCGTTGTGATTGCTCAAACGCCACGATTCGACGGGCAATTGATAGACATGAGTTGGATGCCAGCAAAATCGCAGGTTGGAAGATTCGGCAAGAAGACCTGGAAGCCTGGGTCGCATCACGAAGAAAACAAAAACCGCAGCCGGTACGCCGTCAGCCAAAACGAACGCAACCGGCCGCGATCATTCCACCGTGGGAAGCCGAGATTCAACGGAAGTACGGCAACCTCTAGCCTTTCTTTCTGGCCTGCCGGATCGCTTTTCGATCTTCGCGCGTGGCGAGGGCTTGCTGCAAAGCTGCATGCAAGTCTTCGTCATGTCGCGTTAAATGGGAATAGTGTTTGGATATCATCTCGGTTGATGTGTGTCCGACCAGGGCGGCAACGTGGGCAATCGGCACCTGGGCACGCAAAGCTTCAGTAACAAATAAATGGCGAAGGGCATACGTGGTCGCCCAGGGCCAGTTCTGGTTTTTGGCCACTTTGCGAATGTGGTAGCTAATCAGGTCACGCGACCACATGCCACCATGAGGCGCCCTAAAGATCGGCCCTTCGGGGTGTCGTTGGGCCAGATCCTTTAGCCTGGGCATCCATTCGGCTGGCAGGTAAAGCACCCTGAGCTTGCCTGTTTTGTTGGTGGTCTTGCTGTGCATGACGGCGACCGATCGATCCCAATCAATCATTGACGCTTCCAGTTTGAACGCCTCCCCAGGCCGGCACCCGACCGCAGCCACAAACCGCAGCACTTCCCGCGCCTCGGCAAACTCAAGCTCTCCAAGCAGCTCATCAAACTGCTCACGGGTGGGGATAGCCTCACGCCGTTTGGCCGGGGCCAGCTTGAGGGCTTCAAAAGGATTGCCGGCGGGAATCTTCACCGAGCTGGCGAATCGCCAAAGGCCGCGAATCACACCAACCGCGAGCCTGCGCGTTGTCGCGTTCCAGGGTGCTTTTTTCCCGCCCTTGTTGAGCCACTCAAGAATGTCTTCGGCTTGAACTTCATTGAACTGCCAATTGCCCAGCACCTTCACGAACCGCTTGACCATGTAGACTGTCGAGTAATAGTGCGACTCGGTAAGCTCGCCATCATTGAGCCGACGCTCCAAGAGATCCAGGTAACGCAAAGCAACAGCCCCGACAACAGGCGGCGTGGCTGCGGCTTTCTCCTGGGCTCTCTTCTCTTCATTCAGCTCCACCATCAACCTATGAAACTCTTCTTGGGCTATCTCGCGATCTTCCGGGCCGCCCTTGTGCAACAAATGCTGAACGCCCCCGATTTCGACCCGCCATTCCCGACGGCTCTTTCTGTACCAAGGTCCAGGTGTACGCGCCATGGTCAAAACCTCATTCCTGCCGAATTCCCTGCCATTGTGCTGTTCATGTCTGAATTGTAGCACACCCAACATTATGCGCGATAATGTCGAGTGACCGCAGAACACCCTGAAAAACAGGCAAAACGCTATTTTCTAAGGGGTTTGAGCTTGTGTATTTTTATGCAGGAATTGACTCTTGTCCAGTTTTTAGCCTGCCAAATTCCCTGCCCGGTGTTTTTCTGAAGCCTGCCAATCCAGGTGGCTAATTTAGCCACCTGAAAACCGACCAAAAATAAAACTTGACATAATATAAGCCGCAAGTCCTTACGCGGTAGTAATATATAGAAACCGCCTTGTCAGATGCCCTTATAGGTAGAAATTCCGCCATGAGGAGAGCATATGAGCTGGTCAGACGCAAGCGGGCAGGCGGTCGAATCACCACGACGCCCGATGGGCCTGTCCAAGAAACGGGCAGCCGATCGGAATAAGACCAAGGATCTGGTCATTCTTGGCCTTCGTCAGCAGGGCTGGACGTGGCGAGAGATTGGCGATTTTGTTCGAATTTCGCATGAATCCGCCCGCAATCGCTATCACAAAATTCCGAGGCGCATTCGTGAATCACTGGTCCGATCGGCATGCAGCTGACTTTCGAGGCGGTGGCAAGGGCACCGTTCTTGTTGCCCCTGACAAAGCCATCTCTCATGGCGTAGTATGCCTGACTGGTGGCCAGCCGTGGAGCAGGCTGGACGTAGACCAGGGCAGGCAATGCGAACACATCCACCCCGCCTATGCTGACTACAACTGGATTTGCCTTGCCTGCAACCAGGGCAACGAGCGGGCCGAACGAATCGCAAGTAAGCACGGGGCAGCGGTCGAGGTTGAAGAAAAGCCAGCCAAGCACAAGCCGATCAAGTTTGTACCAAAAGGCCAAAAGGCACCATAAATCACCCCGCGTACGGGGATTGTGGGGGGCTCTCGGAAAACTGCCGATCCCGCCACAGGATCACCTGAGAGAAGCAACATGAGCGATTCGTATACAGCTTTCCGTGCCTCGTTCCCCGCCTTCGTGCTGGCAGACGCTTTGGCAATCGTGAAGGCTGGCAAGGTCGATAAGGCCCAGGCCGAAACTCTGGCTCACTGTGCGGTCGAGCTTGAACTCTGGGCGCTCGGCTGTTACTTCGGAGCCGGCGCTGGTGGCAATTTGAAGATGTTCGCACCGGCCACCGACGACGAATCGCTTACCGACGACGAAGCCCACGACCTGCTTGAGCAGCTCACAACTTCCGATGGCGATGAAAACGGCACACACGTCATGGTTGCCTGTCCGATCACGCCGGCCCTGGCCCTGAAGCTGGCTGGCTGGCTCTTGAAGGCGGCCGAAATCATTGTGCCGATCCTGCTATGAAAGATATCCTTATTCTTTGCGCAATGGCGTTATTTGCCATTCTTGCAACCGCTTACATAGATCATCTGGAGCAACCCATGACCGTCTCCGAAAAGCTGAACGCACTTCAGCAGTCTGTCGCCAACGTGACCGCCCTCGTGCAGGCCCAAAGTGCTGAGATCGCAAACCTCAAGGCCACGATCCAGGCCGCAGCGTCAGATAAGGCCCAGGCCGACTCTGATGCTGCGGCATTGCAGGCTGAGATCGACAAGCTCAACGCCATCGCACCGCCCTCGGCTCAGTAACACGCTTGGCGCGGTAGCTCAGTAGCGAGAGCAAATGAGACCAGGTAAACCTGGCGCCCCTGTGGTTTTACGAGGGTGCAACTCCCTTCCGCGCCTCTAAACACACATGATCACATCCCTTTTGCTCCTGCTGACGCTTCAGACGCCTATCACGGTGTTAGCGGCTGGCGATCCACGGCCCGTGGTTGTGGTGCTGGACGGCACGGCGTACACGCTCACAACCACGCCTCTCGTTGGCCCTGGTCCTGCTCCACCGGCACCCAAGCCGCCCGAGCCACCCACGCCCACGCCGGTCGAGGGTATACTCTGGGCCTCGTTGATTGTAGACGCCAGCGACCCCAAGCAAGCTGCACTGCGAACGAACGATTCAATTCGATCGTTGGCAAAACCCGGCGCAGTAAATTTGCGCACGTATTCGCACGATGACCCCGCCCTGGCCTCGGTCAAGCTCGCGCCTTACGTGACTCAGCACGGAATGCCCACGCTTGTGATTCAGGACCAGGGCGGCAAAGTCTTGTCGAGCGGCAAGGCGGCCGATGCTGCGGGAATTGTGAGCGAGGTTAAGAAGTACAAGCCGTGAGCGTACTACCCGCATCTACAGTCCGAATCGCTGGCGAGTTTCGCACATTTGGCTGGGAGCCACCAACCCGGCGAGCAACGCTGGTTTGCGGCGGACCACTCGTTCAGGTGCCGAAAGAAGCCTGGTCCGAGTTTGAGTACCGCCCCTCCACAAAGGTGAAGGACCAGGGCAACCGTGGCGCCTGCAATGGGCACGCCGCAGCAAGTACGCTGGAATTGTGCCGATGGATTGGGCTGGGAACGCAGGAAGCCGAAGCCTTGAGCCCCTGGTACATCTACGCTACCTTGTGTAACGGCTGGGACCGTGGATCGAGCATCAGTGACGCGCTGGAATTGTTGCAACGTGAAGGCACCTGCCTGGAATCGCTGGTGCCATACTCAACGATTAACCCGCGACTGATTTCTGACCAAGCACACAAGGACGCAGCGAACCACAAGATCAGCCTGGGCGGTCTGCTTACTGAATGGGATGACATTTGCAACGCGGTGCAGCTGCGGCGGCCCGTCAATCTGAGTGTGCGAGTGGCTAACTCTTGGGGAAATGTTGCTGGCGATGGCACCGCGCCTGTTTGTGTTGGCCAGGGCAATCACGCGGTAGCCGTGGGCTGGGGAATGCGACGCGGCAAAGACGGCGATTGGCAGATCAAGATGCAAAATAGCTGGTCCACAAAATGGGGCATTGATGGATATTGCTGGCTGACTCGCAAACATTGGGAGAGCCAGGGCAGCCGTGAAGCGTATTATGTCGAGGCGGCAACGTGGGCAATCGGCACTGAACCCCCGACGGTGACTGTATGAGCGCTCTTTATCTCCGCACATTGTTCGCTCTGCCAGGATCTGGCGAGACGGGGAGGGAGGTGATCACGGCCGAGGCCAGGGGTTGCAAGACCGTCCTTTTCGTTGGCCCAAGCGGCTGCGGCAAAGACTTCGCATGCACATATTTGGCCGGTCGAACTGGCTTGAAATTCTGGGGCAGCACATCGCAGGTGATCGCCCTTGAGATCAGCCGACAAACCGGGGCACCGCTTGAAGTGG